CGCGATCCTTCCGCTCGTAAGCGTCCCAGAGCGCGCGAACGATCTGCGACACATGCGGCGTAAAAAACCACGAGTGCTGGAACGGATCCCAGAGCGGCTGCCCATCAATCACCCAACCATCGCCGACGAGCTCCTCCGTAGCGGCCCACCTCGATCCGATCACCGGCGTCCCACAAGCCTGCGCCTCAATCGTCGGCACCCCGAAACCCTCGCCCGCACTCGTCGCCAGCAGAACATCCGCCGCCGTGTAGAGCGCCGCGAGCGCCTGCGGCGGCATATTCATCCTGTAGAGGTACTGATTCACAAAGCGGACCTGCTCGGGTCGAATCCCACAAGCCGCGATCAGCCTGTGCAGATTCACCCCGCCGAGCGCATCCGACTCGTCCGTATGCAGATACAGCACCGCGTCGGGATTCTCATTCGCGAACATCCCGAACGCGAGGAGATTCTCGCCCCACGACTTCCGCGGCGGCGTCTTCCCCTTATTCGCCGCGTTCATCATCACCACGAACGTGTTCGGATTCTCATCGATGCTCATCAGATCGCGACCCGTGATCTTCTTCCCCGTCGCGTCCGTGATCGTCGGCGTCGGCTTGAAGACGTTGCCATCGAAAGCGTGCGGCGCGTACAAGCATTCGATATTGTCGAGCGCCATCATCTGCTCGCCGAACTGGCTCATCGCGATCGGCAGCACGTTCTCGCGCTTCAGCCACTCCGATACCTCGGGCGGCGCGGGCTTGTGATCGATCGGCACCCACGCCGCGATATGCGGGATCTGCGCGATGCTCGGATTCTTCAGCGCCCACACATCGAAGAGCGTCATCACGAGACTCGGCAGATTAGCGCCGCTCGCCCAATGCTGCGAGTGCGCCATGAGGATGTCGTCGGAGTACGGTGCGACGCCTGTCGGGTAGAGCTTGATCCCGTTCCACTCGGTGTCGGAGCCTTGCAACCCGAAGTTGCACGCGACGGCGACACGATGCCCGTCCTGCTTGAGCCGCGTCGAGAGCTGCGCCGTCTGCGTCCCATAGCCCGTACTCGCGAAGGGGCTATTACTAGCGATGGTGATCGAGAGCGCGTCAGGATTCGCGCCAGTCTTCTGCGCCTTACGTCGCGCCTGACGATTCGCCATAGGGTTCCCTCCCTAGAAAGCCAAAGGGCCGCCCCCCAAAGGGGACGGCCCAATGGTACCGCGTACGTCGGAGGTGCGTACTAGGACGCGCCGCCGACGAAGTACTTGACGTGCGAGGACTGCGGCAGGTTGCCGTCGACCCGCATCGTGGCGCGGAACGTCACGAGGTCCTGGTTGAAGGCGTACTCGTCCGAGCGGTCGAGGCGGATGCCGCCGACCATGCGGACGAAGTACGAGGGCAGGTGACCGCAGATCACGGACTTGTTCGCCGTGCCGGCGTTCGCCATGTGCGGGTTCTCGTAGACCGGCCGGCCCAGGAGCAGGTCGCGGGAGTTGCCGTCCAGCGCGGGGCTGAAGACGTAGTTCCCGGCGGTGTCCTTGAGCTTGCGCATCGCGCCGATCGAGGAGCCGTTCGCCATCCAGCCCACACCCGGGAGCAGGCGCGCCGCGCCGTCCAGGCTGTAGAACAGGTCGATGAGGTTATCCGCGGTGAACGCACCCGAGACACCCGTGCCGCCCGTGACACCGGAGCCGGCAGCGGTGACGATGCCGTTCGGCTGGACGGTGCCGGTGCCGATGGTGAGCGCCGAGTTGACGTTGTAGCCAACGGCGTTGCCGACCTGATCGGCGAGGAAGCCGAGAAGGTCCACACCGGAGTCCTCGATCATCTCGCGGCTCACCTGAATCAGAAAGCCGTACTTGTACGCCTTCAGCTCCACGAAGGAGTTGAAGACCGGATCGGACTCGCTCATGATGCCGGCCTGCGGCGTCACGGTCGAGCTGGTCGAATATGTCGACAAGCTCGGGACCTCGATCGTCTCCCCGCCAGCCGTATTCAGAACCGTGCTGACGTCGAGCATCGGGCCCACGAGGCGGGCCTTCATGATCACCTGATCGTAGAACGACGTCGGGACCGGAGCGCCGGTCGAGGTCGTCGCGACGTCGCGCTTCTCGAAGCTGACCGAGCGGACCTCACCGCGGGCCAGCGAGCGGATCTGCTCGGCCTCGGTGTCGTCGCCCGGCTCCTCGTCCGTGCGGATCTCGGCAGCCACGGCGTCGAGGCGCGCGGCGCGCTCCTCGTCAGCCTTCAGCTGCTCGATGATCGCAGCGCGCGAGTCGAGCTCGCCCGAGATGCGATCGTACTTCTCCTGCTCCTCAGCGTTCAGGTCGCGGTTCTCCGCGGCCGCCGCCTCGAGCAGATGCTTCGCCTCATGCCACGCGGCCTGGCGAAGATCGTGCTGGCGCTTGATGTAATCGGACATCTAGACCTTCCCCCTTTCAGGGAATCGTAGGGATTGCCGGCCGCGGCTCCGCGTAACCGATGCCCAGCGCGGCTCCGCGCTAGACACCCATAGGATAACCCGAGAAAAAGCGGTTTCTAGACTCGGGCCAGCAGCACGTCGAGCTGCTTCTGCTTCAGCGCCAGAGCAGCCGCCGCATCATCACGAGACGCGCGCAGCTTCGTCACGGCCTGATCGAGAACGCCCGCGAGCTCATCGTTCAGCGTCTCGCCATTCTCCAGCGCGGAGAGCGCTTGATTCAGCTTCTCAGCCTCGAGGCCCGTCGCGTCGACGAGGCCGTCAAGGCTTCGCACGGAAACTGAGGTCTGCTCGTAAGCCGGCCATCCCGTGATAAGGCTTGCCTCGTGAAGACGAACCTCGCGTAGCTCGCGCTCCTGGCCATCATCACTCCACGAGTCGCCACCCTTCGGAACCGAGAATCCGAAGCTCATCGAATCCACATCACCGCGTCGGATCAGCGTCGCCATGTCCCGACCATCCGTCGTGTCGGGAAGTTCTGCCTCGACGAGAAGACCATGCGAGTCCTCGCGGAGCTGCATCGTGCCTGCCCGCTTTGAAGCCAGCACGCGGCTTGTGTCGTGATTCACGAAAAGCTTGATCTCATTCCGTGAACGGAGAGAGCGGGCGAATGCGCCCGGACGAATGGTTTCCACGAACGGGAGCGGCTGGCTCGGAGCGTTGAAGACTGCGGCATAACCGCGGAAACTCATTCCCGTGCCTGCCTCGCCATCGCGAATCTCGAACTCATTGACCGTGACGCGACGCTGCTCGATTCCGTTCTCCATACGGAACAGGGTAGCACCGGGCCGCTCGCGAACCGAGAGCGATCCATACCAGCGCCGATCGTCGGCCTCTTCCTCTTCGCGGATCTGCTCGCGCTTCTGATTGAACCACTCGATCGCCGGCTGCGGATCCAGCGGGTCAATGCCCCAGAGGTAGAACGCGACGGCGCCAGCCCCTGGCCAGCCATCCGCGTCCGGATCCGAGTTCTGCGGCGCGTCGAGGTCGACGAGGTGCCGAGCAGCCCACGCCGCCACGCGAATCACCTTATCCTCGGAAACCTCGCCCGCAGCCATCAGGCGCGCCTCGCGGATCGTCCGCTCGACCAGACCATCACCACCGAACCCCTCGGCGCGAAGCTCCAGACCACGAGCCGCAGCATCACGGATATACGCTGGAAGCGTCAGATCGACCTCGCGCGTCAGGCTCCGCGTCGACCGCGGATGATCCTCCGGCAAGAGATCATTATCCGTCACATAGTTCGCATTCTCCGGCGCACCCGTCCGAAGCAGATAGAGGAACGCATTCACGCGAGCCATCGCCCACGCGCCACGCGACACACCCGGCCGATGACTCGTCGAATACGCGCCAGCACCACGCCGATACACCGCGGCAAGCTGGCCGAACGTCGTCCGCGTCCACGCCGGACGATCCGCCTCACTCATCGCATCATTATGATCTCGAGCCTTATTCCGCAGAGCCGTCTCCGTCCGCGCACTCAACTCGATATCGCCACCAGCACCACTCGCACTCCCCGGCTCATTCTCCTCCGAGCCTTCGATCTGATCCTCAGCAGGAGCCGGCGTCGACGCGCCGACCTGGCGCTCCAACATCTCCGGCAACTCGGGATCGACCGCATCCGGCGCGAGAACCGTGATCCCGATCCGCGCATACTCGGCGCGCACATCCTCATCATTCTCAATCGCAAGTTCGATGTTGTAAACGTCGAGGAGATCCTTCACCGTTTCCGACTTGAACGCGACCGAATCCGCATCAGCGTTCGGCTTCATGAAGAGCTGATCCCAGTCCACGTCGGCCGCGTCGAGTTCGGCGATCGTCGCATCGCGCTCATCCTCGAGGCGCGCCGTGACGATGATGACCTCGCCCTCATACTCGTCGACGAACTCAACGACGTTCCCGATCGGATCACCCTCAAACGTCAAGAGCGTGCCGTCGATGTCGACGATGATCGCGGGAGGACCGTCGAGGTTGCGTTCGCCGCCGGGCTCCATATCCTCAGCGATCGACACGGCGACCATCTGATCTATCGCGGCCTGCTTCGACTCGTGACAGCCAATCACTTCGCCGTCGTCTTTGATCGTCGCCCACCCGTCGCAATCGGGGCTCGTGTCCGTGATGAAGTACGGCACCGGCTAGTCCTGGCGAATCACACCCACACGAACCGGCGTGCCACCGCCGAGCGCATAGATGGACTCCCCAGCCTCCATGAAGAGCTGAACAGACTCGCCGCCACGCAGCCGATACGACTGATCCTTCAGCCCGAGCCAGAGATCGTGGTACCCGTTGAACTGCTCGGCGAAGACCAGATCGAAATAGATGCTCGTCGTCTGGTTGCCTTCATTCACGAATCGCATCGCGTACGTCTGCGACGGCTTCAACGTGTAGACCTTCTCCGAAGCCGCAGAGCCCGATACCTTGTGTTGCGACGTGATGAGTTCCGTCGCGATGACCGTGCCACCCGTCACACTCGTCGCCGAATCCAGAACACTATTCGCCGTCCGATCAGACTGCCGATTCAGATTGTACGAAGGGATCGCAGTACCAGACGAGACGACCGTGGCGCCCTCGATCAACGTCGCCGTGACCTGAGCATTCGTCGAGATGATCTGATACGAGATGAACTGGGCTCCCGTGCTCGGCGTCGCAAGAGAGAACTGCGCCGTCCCCGGAGCGGCGATCGTGAAGACGCGACTCATCTCGAAGGCATAGCCTTCGCGCGAATAACCACCATCCAGCGGAGCCGGATTCATGTTCTCAATCGTTACGCGCTGCGCGTCAGCACTCGGCGCGAGGATCTGCGTCGACGCCGTACCGATCGTGTAGACGTTCTGCGTGATCGCCACTACTCGCCACCCACCGGATACGCGGCCTGCGGATCCTCCGGATCGATCTGGCTGATCGGCTGGAGCTGCGTCGACGGTAGACCCGTATGCGGAATCGGCGGCAACTCGAGCGCCGCCAGAATCGCCGCAGGATCAAACCCGGAGAAGACGAGGCGCTGCACGATCGACGCCTTCTTATCGAGCTCAGTCAGGTTCGCCGCGTCGAGATCAACATTGGCAAGCGGGACGCGATACACATCACCACCGTCGACGGGCGGCATATCCTCGATCCGACGGATGTCATTGATCGACGACCAGCCATTCACGAGCGCCGAAGCGTGCGCCGCGTACCGGCTCTCCTGATCGCCACGCTGAAGCGCATCGACATTGAACTTCAGGAAGGCCACACCCGGCAGGAGCGTCGAGTAAGCGTCCTCGATCTTCACGATGTACGGGCGGAGCGTGTGCTGGACGAACTGGATGCCGTTCTGCTCCACACTCGCATAACTCATGGCGCCCGGCGTCGTCACGCCGATCATGCTCGGCGGGCATCGGAACGCGCGCGCGATCTCCTCAACCGCGAACTGGCGCGACTCGAGCATCTGAGCCTCATTCGGCTCGACACTCGTCTTCGTGAACTTCGCCCCGCCGAACAGGACACCCGGCCGGTGCGACTTCGACACGCCCTTGTGCTTCAACTCGAAAGAGTCGGCGAGGTCCTTAGCCTGCTCGCGCGTCAACGCGCCCGGATACTCGATGATGCCGCCGACCTGCGAGCCCTGCCCGAAGAAGAGTTGCGCGAACGTGTCGAGCGCCTTCGCCAGCCCGAGCGTGTCCTTCACAAGATCAACGCGGGACCGGCCACGCAACTCGCCCGGCAGACGCAACTCGGTAATGTGGATCATATCCTCGACAGGGATAATGATCTTCCCGTCATAGACATACTCGGGCCGGCGCGTCTGCCGATTCAGCCGGACCTCGACGAGCCGCGGATTCAGCACAATCAGGCCGGCGATGCCCTGATCGTCGCGCAAGATCCGCGTAAAAGAGTTCCCGTTGAGCAGAAGCGACACGAGGACCTGTTGGAAATGCTCCGTCCTGGCGACGCCGACCTCGGGCCGGTCGAGCCAATCGGGCCGCGGACGGAACGGCGTCCGAGTGCCATCGCGCCGGATGAACGTATCGACCGGAAGCGTCGAGATGCTATCCGCAATCAGCCGGACACAAGCGTAGACCGTATCCAGCTTCAGCGCCTCGTCCTGATTCATCACCACGCCGCTCGGCGTGTTCAGCATCAGATCGCCACCACTGCCCCAGATCGTCTGGAAGCTGATCGCGCGCTCCTCGCCCGACTCGTGCGCTGGATTGAAGATACGACTAAGCACGGGACCTTTCGGCTGCGATCGCGAACGCTAGAAGGAAGACACCCGCCGCGATGATTCCAGCCGGCACGAACACGAGGCCCGCACCCGCGCTGACCAGCATCGCGCCAGCCACTTCCATTACGAGTATGATAGCCGCCCTATTCATACGCTAAAGAACCCCGGCGCGATCTGCGTCTCCGACTGCACCACAGCACCATACAC